TGTCCAATTCTTATAAGCTTTAGTAATAGTAAGTACTGGAAAAGGCTTCATAGACTGGGCGCTGTACGCACTTCTTGTCTCAGGGAGCTTAGTACCGAATACTTTATATACTTCTTTAATAACGTGATCCATTATTTATTCCTTATCTTCTGGCGGCTTTCCACCTTCTTGTCCTGAGACACCTGTACCAGATCCTGCAACATTTGCTGGGATCCTGATTTTCTTCATTAGAGGGTCATCAACCGGCTCTAATCTAAGAATAACCCTAGCTTCATTACCTATCATTAAACCATTATTAACTAGTGAAGATAGATACTCTGCCTGATCTTTTTGGTCTGGCTTTAATGCTGGGACTTTGTGAGTAGAGAGTTCTACATCGTAAGCAAAAAAGTACTCAAATGCGGATTCAAACTTACGCATCATAGGAAGAATAGTAGTATAGAACATTAGCTCTAAGTTAGGTTTAAGATTAGCGTTGTTACCACTATTAAGTAGGATAGGAGGAACTCCTAGGGCCATACAAATCTTTTCTTCTTTAGCATCTATGCTCTCGTTGAACGACATTTCTTTGAAGTTTGAGTTTGACATAGATTTGGCTTTTAAACCATTGTCTAGAATTAGTGGTCTAGTAGAACCCCGTTTAGGATTGAATTTAGCCATCCACTCTTTTTCTTGTCTATCTTTTAGTTTCTTACTAAGAATTTCATCGGTCTCTACAATAAGACCCATTACCGCTCCGTTCTCAAAAAATGACTTTTGGAAATTTAACATAGCTTCTCTAGAAAGTATACTATCTAGTGCACTGTTAATTCTTGAGTCTCCTCGGTAAATACTGTTGAGACTATTATCTTTTATAAAAATTATTTCATCTGACTTAAACGTGTGCTGCCCATTATATATAAAAGAATTTATATAATGTTTATTGTCAGGAATTACTTCCATCTCTGCAGCAGGTATGTGGTATAGGCTACTACCATCATAATGAATAAAAGCATTACCATCCATTATAAAATCCATTATGATTAAACGTCTGAACGTATTAATATCCATATAGGGATTTGGTCGGTGGTTTAGTAGATTTCCTAGGGTCTTATTTCGTACGCCTGTTGCTTGTCCTGTAAAGGATAGCGATCCGGCAACGTCATAGTTTATCATCGAGGCATTATCAATTAGTAAATTGACACACCTATTAACTACTTCAACTAGCTCGTAAGCATTTTTTAAAGTATTTATCTTTGATTGTGTAGTCCCTATGTTAGAACCTTCATCCCTACCTATAATAGGCTGTACGGGATTTAGTTTTTCTACTATATTTGCCCAAAATTTTGGCATACTGGACTCCTTAAAGTAGGGACGCGAAAGATTTCCGTATCCTTGGTATGTGTTTAGTGAATTTTCCTGAGTCTATAGTAGGTTGGGATTCCGTCCCCGACTCTCTGTCCATAACTTTTTGGCGCTGTTTAAGCACCCAAACTTTCTGCTTTTCAGCAGTAGACATGGCAGGCTCTCTGCCGTATACTTTATGTAATTTTTTATGATGTTCGTTACATAGCGTAACCCCATCAGTAACAACAGCTTCCCAATTATCTTCATAGAATTTGTCTCGCATAGCTAGGACTTGTTCATCTGTAGAAATGGGTATATTATGTTGTCTGGAGTAGTCTTTCAGCAAGATAGAGAGTGTACGATAGTGGTGGAATTCTAGGTCCAGCTCCGTATCACACACTGCACAGTTACACTCTTTCGGGTACTGTGATTTTATTCCGTCTCGAATATGTTTTGTTGCCACTCGTTTGTTAGTATTTGAAGCTATAATGTCTCTCCTCTGGAAATTAAAAGTTCTTTTTAATGTTAGTACTTTTTCCGCTGAAACAGCGAAATTACTTTAAAAATATAGTTCTATGTAATTTTCCAGTTCGGTACATTTTGATTCAATATAAGTATATTATACTTAACAGTAACAAAAATGTCAACTAGTTAATTAAGTTTGACTCTATCGCCTATAGCTATATATAGCATAGCGTAGAGCATCCGCTAAATGCGAGAACTGATCATGTTTAGGCTTTGGTTTTATTAACGCAGAGTTAGGATCCCATCGGTAGTTGGTTAACATCAATATTAGATCTTCACATTCTGGACTAACAAATAACTTATCGTTATCGATCAATGATTGTACAGAAGCTATACCGTCTAGAACTGATTTCTTAGCTTTAGATGATGGAAGATCATATTCTACTGCCATGTCCTGCCTAAACTGAGCTGCAGCGGAATCGCAAAATACCATGTCTACGTCATACTTATCATACACCTTAATGAACGCTTTCGCGTGATCACTAGTAAGTTTCTGACTAACTTGATAGTCCCATATTGCGTAGAACGTATCGTATTCTGTATCGTACTTAATAACAAGACCACCTGTGGCATCTTTGTAACCAGGATCGATTCCCATTATAGTTTCGTAACGATAGGGGTCAGTTAACCAATCCTTATCACTCAGATCCATCACATGTTTATCACTGTCAAAGCTCTCGTATATTTGCCCCTCAAAGGTAGCAAAATCTGCTTCGTACTCTTGTTTAAACTCTGCAGCACTCATACCTTTCTTAGCAGACTCTATATCTTTCTCACTGTTACGAGGATTATCTTTCCACGTAGAATGTATAGATACCCATTCAGGGTTAGAGTCATCTAATCCAGTTAACGAGTTCTTATCAAACCCACGCATATAGAACTCATGGAAGTAGTTCAAACCACGAGGAGTAGATATGAATATGGCCTTACTGTTAGGACGATCCAGTGTTGGACGTAGTTGGATGTTGAAAGCATCACGACCATTGCCGTCTAACGCAGCCTCATCAAACAGTATTAGATCGTAAGAACGACCAACTAATGAATTCACTGAAGAAATGGAGCCAAACTTAATCATGCTACCATTCTCGAAATGCATCTCTTTCTCGGTCTTATTCTTAGACTTGATCTCTATAGCATGTTCTTCTATCATGCGCAATTGCTCATTCCAAGATATGTTAGTTAACGAGAAGTTGGGCGACACAATCAAAATATTAGTATTGGGTTCTAGGCTTTTAAGAAATGCCACGGAGTTAGCAATGAATGTTTTCCCTGTACGCCTAGATAGACAAGCTACTATGAACCTGTACTCTGGAGAGTTGAGAGCATTGATTAAAGCGATCTGTGGCGCGATAGGGACAATATTAGATACGTCTAGGAATCCCTGTATAGGTAACTTGAGGAACCTGGATTCAACAGGAAAATCAAGTATCTCTGTATAGTTTAAACAAGGTCTACTTACCAGCATCTAGTATCTTCTCCAAAAGTGAATTATAGTTATTATTAGTCTGATTATTGACTTGAATTGCGGGGCCACCACTTTTCTCAGCAGCTAGGAGTTTAATTTGCATATCCATTTCTTTCATCTTCATGGAATGTGCTTCTTTCATTATCTCTAGGATATCTTTGTTGCTACCCATCCCGGTATCTTCCATCTCTTCAAGTTTATGGCTAATGATCTCGTCCATCACAGCAGCAAACCTTTCGCGATTCCTGAAACCGCCCTCGAAATAAAGTTGGTCCACATACGCTTTGACCTCTCTTTTGTTCATGTATTCTACTATGGTTTCAAGGGGAATCCCTAAGGACATAGCAGTCCTTTCGCTGTCACTACCATTCTGTAGGTAGGCTTCTGCTATCTCTAAGCCTTCAGGCGAGATTACTGTTAATTTATTATCAGTCATATTTGTTTTCTCCATTTTAGACATTATACATCATGGATATTGCAATGTCAAGTGCGAATTTACATTAGATACATTGCGTGGGCTCTAACTGCGTCACGAACTTGTCGCGAACTTGTCATATACTTGTCACGATATCGTGCTATCGTGCTAACGCTGTCCCGCTACGTCCATAGAGTCGAGGTCACCTCGAGAAAATATCTGTGCGCCATAAAAGATACACCAAAACTGACTCACAAATTATGAGAGGGGGCCCACAGCGGTGCGGTGGAGGGGTAGTCTCCAAACCGCCCCCCTTACAAGGCCATTAACCACTTTAATATTACGTTACCATCTAACCTATACGTTTCGCCTTGTGC